CAGCGACTTATTTTTTCGCGCCATTGTCGGTATTATCAATGAAACTCTTGTCTACCCCAACTCAGCCCTTGTTGGCATAAAAGTATCGTCTGAGAATTTTCAAAGCGTGCCGGAAATTTCGGCATTGCTGCAAGGGATGAAGATTCGAGTGCCAAACATTTACGACAGTGCATCTAATTCGTATTCTGGTGTTTGGCAGGGAGATTTCAAAGTGGAATATAACAATAATCCAGTGTGGGTATTTTATGATTTACTGACCAATGAAAGATATGGTGCGGGATTATTTATTGAACAAGAAGACATTGATATTTACGGACTTCTTCCCATCGCAAAATATTGTGACAAAATGGTGCCCGATGGAAAAGGCGACAGGGAAAAACGCTTTACATTTAACGCTTACATTAACAACAGGGCTGAAGCCTTTGAAGTGTTAAATGCGTTGGCGGCATCTTTTCGGGGCATGCTTTATTACGCGCAAGGCCAAATTATCGCCACGCAGGATACAAAAAAGCCGGTTACAAAATTATTCTCGCCAAGTAATGTCATTAACGAGGTGGATGATAGCGGCAACGTGAGTTCTCCTCCTTTTGTTTACGAGGGCACTGCTCGCAAGGCCCGCAAAACAGTTGCATTGGTGTCCTGGAATGATCCTAAGGATCGTTACAAAACAAAGATTGAATACGTAGAGGACAGGGAAGGTATTAAGCGTTATGGCTATAGGGAAATAGACATTAGGGGTTTCGGGTGTACTTCCCAAGGGCAGGCGCAGCGGTTAGGCAAATGGACCCTTCTTAGTGACTTAAACGAAACGGAGACGATTAGTTTTAAGACTGGTGCCGAAGGTTTTTTTATTCTTCCAGGTGAAATCATTGAAGTGGCGGATTCCAATAAAAACACGGGGCTACTTGCAGGTATTTCCCCTGCGCTTGGCGGCAACAATGTTTCTTTAGATCGGCCCGTGGTACTTGCTCCTGGCATTAGCTACCAAATCATTTTGAATGATGGCAATGGAAATAGCATTGAACGCAGCGTCACGACGGGCGAAGGAGAGCACACCGTACTAACTGTTTCGCCATCGCTCCCTGGGTCTTTAGAGGCGCCTGCACCGTGGATATTAAGGGAAAGCGTTGCTCGCCCTCGTCCATATCGCGTGGCAGCATTAACTGAAGAGGAAGGCATCGTGACTGTTTTAGCCACTGCTTATTACAAGGCAAAGTTTGACCTAGTGGATTCATCAGCTCGCATTGATGAACAGCGCACGTCCGTGCCAAGCTTGAACATCGTGCCAGTGGTGTCTGCTGGTTCCATTCAACTGCAGGTGAGATAAGGCTATGGCTTCTGTTGACATCACTTGGGATCAGCCTCGCTATAGCGGCTATTCCATTCTTAATACCATTAACCCTGCAGTGTGCTGGCACGAGCCTCAAGTGCATCCTTTCTTTCGGGCTTTTGCAGTGGAGATGTACAGAGAAGAGGAGGACCGATGGGTGAACCTAGGTGAAACCAGTAAAAATTATATTGGCGTTGACACAGCAGAGTTTGACATCTTTTCGTCGTATCAAATTCGTATTGCTACAATTGGCATTAACAGAGAGCGCTCTGCATGGTCGTATAGCACTAGATTTATTTCTTCTGCCTTGCGGTTTGATTTTACTACGAATAATACGGTTACACTGCCTGATGGGCGCACCGTTCAAAACCAACGCCTTTTATTTTTGCTGTTTTAACTATGGCCCTCTTTGGTCTTGATGCTGGCGGTAATTCAGCTTATGTACAAGCGGTTGGAGACGGCACCCTTTCGGCTCCGTATATTTTGCAGCATGACTTGCTGCCTGCTGCCATTAAAAGTGCTCAACTGAGCAGCACCAGCGGCGTGACGGTTATTTCTGGCGTGGCATCAGCCAAGCTAAGAGTGCTTAATGCAGTGGTAACAGCCACTAGTGGTGGTACGGTGCAGTTCCTTAGTGGAGCATCTGGCATTACTCTCACGCCGGCTTTCCCCATTGTTTCTTCTGGACAATTGATCTTCGGAAACGCTCTTGGCGTGATGGAAACCAGTGCAGGGGAAGGCTTGCGCACAGTAGTAAGCAGCGGCATTGAATATCAAGTGTTGATCACTTATAGGGAGGTGGCTGTATGACGCGAATTATTGGGCGTCTGGATGGCATTGGCGGGGCGCTTAATGGCCGCTTGTTTGTGCGTGCCAGTCAGCCTTTCATTGGTGCGCCATCAGGGGAAGTATCTTTTCGCGTGAGGGGCGGTGAAGTAGATGTTGAATTGCCTCCTACGCCTGGGGGCATTGTCTATGAAGTGGACTGGCGTGATACGGGCGACACGCGCAGGCTTTCATTTCCTGAACGGTGGCGAGTGCCCCATGCAGAAGAAATAAGCTTGGACGAATTGCGTTCGCATAAAAAGCGTGTGCAAATGAAGAGCGATGGCGGGAAAGCAAACTTAGTCGAAATTGAAACGCTGAAGAGCGAAAGCGAACAGCTACGGACTGCGCTCTCTGAGGCCGAGGAAGGCCGTCAAGCGCTAATGCGCCGACTCTCTTCCATGGAAGGACAGACAGCGGCTCTAGCGGGGCAACTGGCAAGCATCAAAGGGGAGCTGCAAAGCGTGAAGAAGCCACTTGCGCCATTGCCTCCAATCACGCAAATAGTTGAACGCTTAGTGGAAGTCAATGGTGACGAATGGAAAATTAGGCTTGCAAATGAGCAGCAACAGCGTATTCTTGCAGAAGAAGAAGCATCATCACTAAAGCAGCAGTTAGATGAGCGTTTGTCATTGGCTTTGCATTTTGGCTCTCTTCACAATGAAATTGATAGACTTAAGCTTGAAAACCAACAATTGCGTTCGCGCATTGATGGTTTGAAAAATCCAGTGCGATCATCTTCTATGTTCCGTACTGAAGCCATCGCTGAACTAGATCGCCTTGCTGGAGACATTTAATGGAAAGCATTAACGTAACAGTTCGTGAAGGCGACAGCTTTGATGAACTATTTTTGGTGTTTGAAAAACCACTAGGCACGTCTCGTGACTTTACTAATTCCACGCTGCTTGCGCAAATCAAAGAAACTTTTGGCACCAACGAAGTGCTGGATGTGTGGAATATTATTAAGCTTGACCAAACTGGCCACTTAAAGCTTGGCCTCACTTCTAATCAAACAGAAGCACTGGCTCGCAATGTCTCTCTTGGCTATTCTGATCGTGATTTAACTTACGACGTAAGCAGGCAAGCAGTTGACCCTGGTGATGCTGGAGCAGTATTCCTGTGGGACCTGAAAGAACTATTTTTTGTTGATGGCCCTGCCATTTCTTCTGTCACTCAAGGCGCATTGATTAGCGCAGAACTTGGCACTTATCGTTTGCGCGTCACCACTGTTACGCCCCATCGTCTTGCTGCTTCGGACGTAGTGAGAATTACTGGCACGACAGTAGGAGGCTACAATGCCACCTACGCAACTAATTCACTTAGCATTATTTCTGGCACAGTTTTTGAAATTGTTCCTTTTGCCAGTGTCCCAGTTTTTAGCAGTAATGCCACTGGAGGCACTTTACAAGTGCTAAAAGAAGATACAATTGTGCTAGGCACATTACAAGTGAAGCCCCGTATTACATCGCTCTAACCGCTAATGCCTGACATTGAAGAAGGTCAACAGATTGTAACCGTTGGTCGCAGTCAACCAATTCCTGCCGGGCAGGCCACCATGGCCAATTCGCTGCCGGTGGCAATTGCTAGTGACCAAACACCAATTCCCATTCTTGACAATCTGAGCGCACCGTCAGAAGTGCATGATGATTTGCTGGGCAATCCTCGTGTGCAAAGCAGTTTGCAACTATGGGACTCCACTAATATCATTGCCATTGACCCTAAGCTTTGGCAGATTTCTGCTGATGCCACCGGTACTCCTGATTTCTCTACGGTCACGCACCTCCCTCAAGAAAGCGGCGCACAGTTGCTGATTAATACCAACGCCTCTAACTCCACTACGGTGCAGTTGCAGAGCCGCTTGGTTTTCCCTTATCAAACAGGCCGCATCACTGACATAAGCTTTGGCGTGAGCATGCTGCTTAATGCCAACGCCACGCATGAGCTTGGTAATTTTGACGAAAAGAATGGTTACATTTTGCGTCTAGTTGGCAGCGATGTATTTTTTGTTCGCCGTACTAATTCTGGGGAGACTCCTCAGAACCATGGTGCCCCCGCTGGTTCAACAGACTTTACCGTCACAGATGTAAATGCTATTGATTACAACCATCGCTACCGCTTGCTACCTAGTGATGCTTCCGTAATGGAAGAAATTGTTCCTCGTAGCGCATTTACAGGCGACAAGCTTGATGGCGTGGGCACTAGCAATCACACGCTGAGCTTGTCCAATGTGACAATGTTCCGCATTCAAATGGGCTGGTACGGCGGTTCAGCTTGCAAGCTGATGGCTTATGTGCCCATTGACGAGAACCTGCCTGGTGGTGCTGAGCCCAAGAATGCTCGTTGGGTGACGATGCATCAAATCAACACTTGTGATCGTATTCCGTTCCCAAGTCTTGGCAACCCTAATCTTCCACTTACTTTCCTGATCACCAAAACGGGAAGCTTGGCTCAGGCAGTGTTCCTGAAGATCTATGGTACCAAAGCGGAAATTGACGGAGGAGATGCCACCAAGTATGACATTTTCTCTAAAGCGTCCCCTGCTGTTAGTATCAACCCCGGCACCGTTCGCCCATTGGTTTCTATTCGCTGCAAAGAAAACATTGTTAATGCCGAAGGCGCTGTAACAAAGAACATTTTGCGAGTGGTGCCATTGATCCTCAACCTTTCCTCCGCAAGTCCTGCCAAGTTTTCTCTCATCAAGAATGCCAGTGGTTTGACTATTAGCGGAGCGATAGTTGATCCCACTATTTCTGGAGCCTCGTGGACATCCACTGCTCAGCTTTCAGCTATTGAATACAACACCACTGCCTCTGGCATTGTTGGCGGCGAAACCATTAGTACATTTTTTGCTGGCGCTCAAGACGGCCAAAACCTAGAACTGCAAGAAGTGTTTCGTTATAACCGTGAATTCCTCACTCGTCCCATTTCCAATGAAGTGGGCGAATCTGGCGATGTGTTGACTTTGGTTGTTGAAAGCATTGCTGCCAGTGGTAACACTGTCGCAGGCTCTCTCACTTGGGGCGAACGCTAATTATCAACCATGGCAACTATCTACCAGCTTCCTCCTGAAGTAGGACAAAAGCGTTATGTCGTAGCAAGTGGTGCCAATGCCGGCACTGTTTTGCAGGAGGCTGGTGAGTTTCCCGCTGGCCAGTCAACAATGGCAAGCGGCATTCCTTCAGTGGTACCACTTACTGGTACTCCGCTTATCATTTCTAAATACTTAGAAAAGCCCACTGAAATCAAGAAAGACTTACTGGGGAATGCCAGAGCTGAGGAAGCATTAAGTCTTTTTAACTACACAGACGATTTTGGTTTGCGTGATGATATTTACGTTACGGAAATTCAAGGCATTGATGAAAGTGGAGAAGACAATTTAGAAAGTGCTAAATGGAGCCAATTGGAGAATGTAGCAATTAACTACTCTCCTTTGCCCATTGGCACCTTCACTCATGATACTGCAAGGCGTGGCATCAACATTGAGCTAGCCAAGGCTTCTGGGGGCTTCCAGAGGGCTCGTCTAAGCACTCG